CAACCGCTCTTCCATCGGTGGACTCCTCAACAACGTCGACGTCCAGTCGGGCGGTGCGCTCTCCGATGCGTATCGCAAGAAGTACGGGATGTAACCCATGACCGACAAGACCGACACCAAAGTGATCGGCGCGAAGGAACTCTGGGACTCCCTCGGGAGCGACCACAACGCACCTCTGGAGCGAGCGCGCGAATGCGCCAAGCTCACGATCCCTGCGCTGATGCCGCCCCAAGGTTCGTCCGACCAGACCACCTTCGATCCGCCGTACCAATCCCTCGGCGCACGCGGCGTCAACAACCTGACGTCGAAGTTGCTCCTCGCGCTGTTCCCTCCGGGTTCGTCTCCGTTCCGCTACTCGCTGTCCAAGGCGACGCTGGCGGGCGCGGGGCAGGCCCAGTCGGATACGTCCGAGGTCGAGAAGGCTCTCGCGCAACGCGAGAACGACATCATGGAACTCGTCGAGGCAAGCCCGCAGCGGCCGATCCTCAACGAGTACCTCATGCACCTCGTCGTGTGTGGCAACGCGATGCTGTTCTACCCGGACATGCAGAAGATGCGCATGTACCGGCTCGACCAGTACCGCATCCGCCGCGATGGCTCCGGCGCTCCGCTCGACGCGGCAGTGCAAGAGAAGGTGCACCCGAACACGCTTGAGGACGGCGTCAAGACCGCTTGCGAGGTGGACGAGAAGTCCGCCAAGGAAGTCGAGGTCTACACGCTGATCTCGTGGCGCAAGGGCAAGTGCGAATACTGGCAAGAGATCAACGGCAAGGAAGTTCCTGGTTCACGCGGCTCCGCTCCGGCGGAAGCGTCCCCGTGGATTCCCGGCCGCTGGAAGGCTGTCCCCGGTAACCACTACGGGCGCGGCCACGTCGAGGAACTCCTCGGCGACCTGATCTCGTACGAAGGTCTGTCTCAGGCCATCGTGCAGTTCGCAGCCGTTGCGTCGAAGATCGTCTTCCTCAAGCACCCGTCCGCCACCACGCGGATGGAAGACATCAACAACGCCGAGTCCGGCGAGTGCGTCACTGGCGACAAGAAGGACATCGACGTCCTGCAGCTGGAGAAGTACGCCGACTTCCAAGTCGCGCAGCGCGTGCTGGAGAACTTGGAGCAGCGCCTCTCGCAGGCGTTCCTCCTCCGCTCCGGTGCGACTCGCGACGCCGAGCGCGTCACGGCCGAAGAGATTCGCGCCATCGCGCAGGAACTGGAAGACGTGGTCGGCGGTGTCTACACGGTGCAGTCGCAAGAACTGCAGCTGCCGTGGGTCAACCGCACGATCCTCGTACTGGAGAAGGCGCGCGAGATCGCTGTCCTGCCGAAGGGCACGGTCAAGCCGATCATCGTCACCGGATTCCAGGCGCTGGGCCGCAACCACGCACTCAACAAGGTGCGCGGGTTCGTACAAGACCTCTCCGCAATGCTGACGCCGCAAGTCGCTGTGAGTCTCCTCAAGGGACCCGCAATCGCGAAGCGACTCGGCGTGGGCTGGGGCGTCGGCGAACTCGACGAACTCCTGAAGACCGAAGAAGAGATCGCTGCCGAACAGCAGCAGGCTCAGAAGGCCGCCATGACTCAGTCCGTCATCGACAAGGCCGCAGGCCCGATGGCCCAAGGCATCGCCAAGGGCGACGTCGAACTCCCACCTGAAGCGCAAGCCGCCATGAGCGGCATGTAAGGAACCCATGACCGACCAAGTGAATCCTCCGGTGACCCCGGAGGTTCCGGGCAGCGATCCTGCCCAGAACGAACAGAACGCACCGCAGCGCCCCGAGAACGTCCCCGAGCAGTTCTGGGACGCCGAGAAGGGCGCGGTCAATACGGACGCGCTCCTCGCGTTCTACGCCGAGAAGTCGAAGCCCGCCGAAGAGACGCCTCCGGTTACTCCCGAGGCGGACCCGAACGCGCCGCCGCAGCCCGATCCGAACGCCCCGCCCGAACACGTCGCCAAGTACAACGCGACGGTCGAGAAGGCGACGGCCGAACTGCAGTCCGAGACCGGCGTCATCTCCGAAGAGACGTACGCGGACTTCGCTGCGCAGGGCATCACCCGCGAACAGATCGACACCTACGTCGAAGGTCAGCAGGCCAAGTTTGAACTGCGCCAGCTGCACATGCACACCGAAGTCGGTGGCGCAGAGACGTACAACGCGCTGCTCGCGTGGGGCGCGTCGAACTACACGGCCGAAGAGATCGAAGCCTTCAACAACCAGGTATTCGGCGCATCGAAGGACGAAGCCGCCAAGGCCGTCCGTGCGCTGAAGCAACGCTACGAGGACAACATGGGCATCGACCCGAAGCTCGTCACCAACGGCACCGGCATCGTTGCCAACGCTGGCTACAAGAACAAGGCCGAGTGGATGGCTGACATCCGCAAGCCGGAATACAAGAAGGACCCCGCCGTTCGCGAGAGCGTGCGCGTCAAGCTTGAAGCCGCGCTCAAGGCCGGTGTCGACATGGGCGTTGGCGTCTCCGTCAACGGCTGACCATGACCACCGCCACCACGATCCGCAAGGTGGACGGTGGCAAGGAAGCAGTGGCGCATTGCCTGCTCTGGCTTCAGCACGAATGTCTCCCGCATGACGAGCCTCTTCCAGCGAACGAGGGCTTCTGGTGGATCGCCTACCAAGGCGGTAACCCAGTTGCCTTCTGTTCGCTGAAGGAACTCTCCGGGGGCTTGTGTTACCTGTCGCGCTCCGGCGTGCTTCCGCACGCACGCGGGCAGGGAATCCAGAAGCGGATGATCCGCACCCGTCTCCGATTCGCCAAGCGCATCGGGGCGGTCGAAGTCTGCACCGACACCTCGCACAACCCTGCATCAGCGAACTCGCTGATCGCCGAAGGCTTCCGCATGTACGAACCCGAGAACCGTTGGGGACTTCCCACCTCGGTCTACTGGTCGCGACGCCTTTAACACACACGCGCCGAGCGCGCACAGGTGTGGCTGTAGCTCAGTGGTAGAGCAGGGGCTTGTGACGCCCTGTGCGTGGGTTCGATCCCCACCAGTCACCCCTGTGCGCGTTCTGCGCACACCTCATCCCCCGCGAATGAAAGCGGGTGATCCACCAAACCAGGAAATGAAATGAGCAACGCAAATCCCTCCTTTGGCGCACAGCGCCTTGGCGCGGGCTCGACCTCGGCGCTGAACCTGACGCAGTACGCGGGCGAAGTGCTGGAGGCTTTCGAGGCTCGCCGCATCATGCGAGACCTGATCCGCACCCGTTCGATCTCGGGCGCGAAGTCGGCGCAGTTCCCGGCCTTCTTCAAGGCATGGGCGGGCATCCACACGCCCGGTAACGAGCTGCTGGGTCAGGACATCCAGAAGACCGACGTGACCGTGACGGTCGACGGCCTGCTGATCCACGACGTGTACGTCGACCGCATCGACGAGATGCTGACGCACTACGATCTGCGTGGTCCGTACGCCCGTGCGCAGGGCGAAGGCATCGCCCGCGTGTACGACGTCATGGCGTCGCAGCTGGTCGCGAAGGCGACCGACGCGGCCGAACTGTTCGCTGGCGACGGCGGCGGCGGCAAGGTCACGCAGTCCGGTACGCAGGACTTCACCAAGTCGGGTCTCGACCTGATCGACGCCCTCGCTGCGGCGAAGCTGTCGCGTGAGGCGCTGGACGTCGACGTCGACAACCTCAACGCGATCTTCATGCCGCTGCAGTGGTCGCTGATCGCCAACTCGGACAAGAACATCAACCGCGACTACGGCGACAGCAACATCCGCAACCCGTCGCTGGACACGATGGTCGGCGTCCGCGTGCACAAGTCGAACGCCTTCGCCTTCGGCAAGGACGTGACCCCGTACAACGCTGGCACCAACGCCGACGGCCTCGTCGGTCACCCGACCGACATCCGTCGCCTCCCGGCCACGCTCAACGCGAAGTACCACCGCGACATGAGCAAGACCGTCGGCCTCGTCTTCTCGGACGAAGCTGCGGCGATGCTGCACGTCCTCGACCTCAACACCGAGGCGACGTGGGACCCGCGCCGTCGCGCCACCTTGCTCGTTGCCGAAATGGCTGCGGGTGGTGACGTGCTGCGTGGCAAGTGCGCGGTGGAAATCAAGCTGCCGTAAGCGTCAACCCCTCAAGTCCCCCTGTCGAGCAATCGGCAGGGGGTCTTGTCGTTATCACCTCAGGAAACCCTCATGGCACTCCCCGCGCTGAACCTGGTTCCGCTCACCGAGCTTGACTCCGTGAACAACCTGCTGCTCTCCATCGGGCAGTCGCCGGTCAACACCCTCGCAGTCACTGGCGTCAAGGACGTCGCGATTGCACAGATGACTCTCCACAACGTGTCGCGCGAAGTGCAACAGCGCGGCTGGTGGTTCAACACCGATTCCGAGTGGCCGCTCATGCCTGACGTCAACGGCAACGTGGCTCTCCCCGCCAACGCACTTCAGGTGA